TCCGAATTTATGATATCTTCGACGGTGCTTTTAGCGCATCTAGAGCCTAGATTATCAGCGATCTCACCCCAAATGGTATTAACATCCCAGTCGGTAAGCGGTCGGTCTTGATATTCTACAATACCGGTCACTTCATTGCGTTTCAGGCCATAGGTAGCAAGCGCGGCGCGGATTTCGGGCAATAAGTTCGCTTGTTTCTCTTTGGTAAGCTCTGATCGTGGAATTTCGAGGGTTTGTTCTGCAATTTCTTGAGCTATTTCCGTTGGAATGCCGTCTTGCTTTGCTAGTTTAGTGACTGACTCGACTATTTCTGCGTCCGATTTGAAGCCTTGAAGCATTTGCGCCTTGGTATAGCGCTCTACTTTGCGGCTTTCATCTGTTTGTATCTCAATACCAGCCTCTTTACACTTATAAAAGAATGTATTGATACGCACGCGGCCTTTACCTGACTTGAGGCATTCATTATACTTAGCATCGCACTTTGCAGGGTCGTACTTTGTCCCTTGTTGCGATATGCAGTGGAAATAGTGACGGCCTTGCTCGCCGTATTCCCCTGCTAGTGCAAAGCCGATTTGTATCCAATCGAAGTAGGAGTCTACCAGGTCGATACCACGCGAGCCGATTTGAGTAAGGATATGGTCAATATCGGATTTAGTGTGAGGGTAATACCTCCGCGCCTCTGCTTTTGGTTGCTTTAGGTATCGTTTGAATACTTGAGTCTTACCTTCGCGTCTGTAAAGATGCGGATCGAATGATACAAAGCGAAGTCTAGAGGTATCCTTACAAGCCGGATCGCAAATAAGGTGATAACTATCGGCTAAGTGCTTTTCGATAGCGTGGTAGGCTTCTAAATGCTTTGTAGGCTCTATTAAGAAGTATACAGCATAGCCATATCCTCCGACTGATCTATGGTAAGCATAAACAAATGGATCTGACTGCAGTTGCTCGATTTGCATTTCAGGATTGTCTTTATCATCGATATCCATGCAAAGAATACCGGAGTGCGCCTCTAGAGCATCCGCCTTGCGTTCTGCGAACTTGCCCGAAGGGGATATTGCAGGTAGCTTGCGTTTGAATGAAGCGCGGTCATCGCCTTGCGGTAAGTTACGATACTTGAGTACTATATCTTGCCAGGTTCCGTTTTCGACTGCTTGCAGAAAGAAGTCAAGGCTCATAGTCTTCGCGGCTTTGGTTTCCCGTGTTGAATTAAAGAAAGAGATAGTGATACTCATGCCTTGGCCTTGCGAATAAGTTGTAAGTAGATTTCGTTAAAGTTCGGATCTAGTATGCGCTCGTGTTTTATATTTCGGGCTGCAATTATAGGCAATTTACGATCGCAATTAAATATAAAAGCGATATCCGTCATAGTGAAAGCAAAGTCTTGATAGCACATTGTTATGGCCACATGACGCGCAAAGCTTTGGCGCTGGTGGATATGCTGAACTGATACGCCGTAGTATTCGGCTACCACTTGAATAACCCGCTCGGATACTTCATAGAGTTCGGCGGTGTTCAATTTTCGAACACGCCCGCGCGGTTTCTTTGTTCGATTTCCGAACAACTCCTCGCGTTCTATTTTAAGAATTGCAGAAAGCGGGAGCGTAGCCAGTGGCTTAGGGTTTGTATCTTGCGCGAGGTCACTGATGTGACCGATCGGATGTAAGGGCATATTTTTTCCTCTATGTAATATCCGACTTGTAAAGTAGTTTCACGATCTAAATTGTTCATGTCGAGTCCAGAGATAGTCTTCGATTTTTTGCGCTGTTAGTTGCACTTGCGAGTAAGTATCGAGCTCGTCCATAGCCGCGTAAATATGATGCGAAAGAGTCGAGCGATTCATGTCTAGGTATTCGGCGATCTTGAATGATGTAAGCTTCAGATATACGGTTGCAAAAAATATAAACATTCGTTTTGCTGCTATTAGCTCTTGGAATCTTACCTTGTCTCTTAGCGTGTGATTTGTCGGGAAATGCTTAAGTACTTCGACTTCAAGACCGGATAGCTCCGCGTATGGATTTGCAAATGAGAAGTCTATGCCTCGCTTCATAAAGTGAGCGCTTTTGGTTTTGTGGTTAATTTGAGCGTATTGAAGCTGTGGCCTCTTTTGTTTTGCAAAGTAATAATCTGCAAGGTTATTCTTAGTTTTTATTGCTTGGTTTGTTTTGCGTTCGAGTTCTTCGCGTTCCTCTCGAAGTTGCTCTGATAGGCTTTTGCCTTTAACGAAGGGGGTCGGTAGACCTTCCCCCTCATCGTAAATAGCCACATGATTCATTTTACATCCTCGAAATCTTTAAAGTACATAGTTAGTGCTCGGCGGAATAGCTCTCTTTGTGAGATATTTTGCGCCTTTGCAAGTGCTCGGAATCGATCTGCCATTGCGTTTGGTAACTTGAGAGCAAGCGGCGTAATGCCTTGTCTTTCATCTGGTGTGAGTCCTTCGCCTTTGCTCTTTTGGTATCCGATTGCAGTTTTCTCTATTACCTTGCGTTCCTCGCGTAATTGCTGCGACAAAGGAACTCCTAGTTTTAGCGAAGTCTCAATACCGGCTACTTCTTTGTATAGGGCGGATGTTTTCATTTTTAGTCTCCTTCTTCAGACATAGAAAACGATGTATTGGCAAATAATGAAGCTAAGCCTGTAATCTGTTTCAATCTTAAAAGTTCATCTTTGCTCATACCTACATGCTTACATATCCATGCATCGCCTTTACCCATTTCTACCAACTCAGAAACTATATTTGACATTAAGTCGATATTATGCGATCCTCTTGCACGATTATGTCTAATTGTCGAAGCCATTCTATCAGATATGTGCTTGTCAATTACCACTACTGGCAAATAACCTTCTTCTCTTTCATATACTCTTTTAGATGTTTTAAGGATTGTATATCTATGGAAACCATCGACAACAATATACTTATCTAGCTCACTATCATAATAAGTCACTACTGGTTGAGTGTAACCGTCTTCCCATATAGAAGTTTCAAGAAGTTCCATTTCTGGTGGTGCTACTTTGTTTGGATTGTAATCGTTTGCTTGAACTTTGTCGATATGTACTCTAAGCACATTGTATACAGGGCTTTTAAAATTGCTCATAAACACTCCTTTTTTTTTTTATTATTCGTAACTGCCGTCTTCTTTATGTATTTCGCGGCCTGTTACTGGTGGATTAAATATAGATATCAAAACTACATCAGTTAAAGCTTGAAAAGTGTGTGGATCATTTTTGTCTAGTACATAAGTTGTATTAGGCTTTATAGAATAATACCTATTATTAACCATGTCATACAACATACCTTCACCACTAACACAAAAACAAGCTTCAAAGTGTTTCTTATAATGCCAATAATAAGGGCCGCCTTTAGGTATTATTGTTTTGTGCAATGAGAAACCCATGTTGTCACTAGCCAATAAATAACGCAAGGATTTAAACCCAATGCCGTCAACATCTCTTTCTGAACCTATAAGTTCAAATTCTTCAACTATTTTCATTTTACACTCCTAAATATTTTTGTATTTTTCCATAATTTGTCTTTGTCTTTTGGCTTGTTCTGCAGTAGGAGCTAATCCAAGATACTTACAAGTATGGTCGTTTTTCAAGATTGTTATTGCAAATCTTTTCCAACTTGTAACTTCTGAATTGTGGCATCTTAAAAAGTCTAAATGATCAGGTGGTATCATTTTTACACAAGTTTTTACTTTTTTACCATGCCTAGTTTTATTTCCTAGATTAAAAATAACATTATTATTTTCTAGGTCTTTTATAACCTTGTCATCTAATCCGCGCCCTACTCTTGCCCAATATCTTAAGCTTTGAGCAAAGCGCATCTTAAAATTTTCTGAGACTTCCGGTGGTAAAGTGTCTAGTAGGAATTTAACAAAGCTTTTCCATGTATGACCTTCAGGCAATTTAAATGAATGATAATTAAGCTGTTTGCCATAAGTTGCCACAAAATTCGCACCTTGGACTCTTGCACATAAAGTAACCCACACATGAGGATCTATGACACGATACAGATTTAAGCTAGATTTACTTTCACTCATAAAAGGTGATGCGACTCTCATTTGGTGTATAGAAAGTCCAGCTTTCCAAAATATGTCATACAGCTTATTGTAATTCCATTCAAACTTACAATTTGCAATCCAAACATCCTCAGTTCTCCAGTCATAAATAGGATAGCAATTAAAAACAAGTTTCGTATTTTTCTTTGTCCACTTTTTACCATGTTTCATTACCTTGTTTTCGTTTTGTATCGCTCTCCAACGGTTTAAGCTTTCATGCGTTCTAATTCCAATTAAACAAGCAGTTTCTTGTCCTTGTCCATACCAATCTCCAAACTTATCCCAAAATTCTTGATAACTCATATCCTCTTTGAAGAAATCAAATTTATGGTTATCTATATTAACTACATAGCTATTAGTTGGCATTGGTCTTATCCATCTTGCTTTGTCCCTTTCACCCCAACACTGCCATTCCGTCGCATAGGAAGAAACGGTACAAGGCAATGTTATAGGCAAACAACACCAATAGACATCAAGCAAGTCAAGATTTGCTTCTAAAATAGAATGCATAAATTCTAAAGACATATTATAGTTAGCTTCATTATCTAGTATCATTACACCAACTTTATCTTTTATATTGTTATTTCTCATATACTGCAGAACTAGATTAAGCATAACACCAGAATCTTTCCCGCCAGAGAAACTGACATAAATTCTTTTAAAATTTTTAAAGATAAAGTCAATTCTATCAATCGATGCTTCATAAACATTCTTACTCATAACTCAAGTCTCCATTGTTTAGGTATTACACCTCTTTCTTCAAGCTCTTTTCTTTTTAATTGACTATACACTTTGCTAATAGGTTGACTTTGGCCTAAGGTTTTAAGATGTTTGTCATTTTTTAGTATAGCGATACAAATTTGTCGATAACTAGGTACTTTGTTAAGCTCTTCAAGCCTTCGAGGTGCTTCATCTGGCAAATCATTCAAATAGACTGTAGTTGTCCATTTTTTGATGTAATCTCTTACTTTCTTTTGCATAAGTATTCTCAAAATAATTAATTATTGTATCGGCAACTTTGTTCGCTTCGTATCTTTGAATATCTGTCAACCTTGACCAAGCTATCCTTGTGCATATTTCAGGTACTTTAAATTTATAGCTACAAGCAGCTTGTCCAAGCCATGCTCTCCTATTGCATGATTGATTAGTTAAGTTGACCTTTGAAGATATTGGCCAATCTATAAGTAATGATAAACATGTTCTTTTAAATAACGATTTATTGCTTAAAACTTCTACAGCATAAGTTATCAGCTGTTCTTCTTCGTTTTGATTACATGGATTGTACATACCATTTATGTAATCTTCCCAAACTGTATATTCTGCAAAGAACGGCGCTATCTTTTTCATACAACGCTCCATTTTTTTGTATTTAAAACATCTTCTTTATCAAGCCCTCTCACTAAGATATACTCATGCAAGTAGTGTATCATGTTTCGGACATATTCGTAATTGTAGGCGGGTCTCGGGAATGAGTATTCCGCTTTGTTTTTAAAGTCCATCGCTTCAGGTGAGTCGAACTCGAATATCTTGTAATGGACAAAGGGGGCGTTGAATAGCTCGCAATATACTCGCCATTGGATTGAGTTGTAATAGTCATCAAAACTGATTGTACTATACTTGGTTTTGATTTCTACGACATCAAGCCCGATAAGCTGATCTGCAACGCCTGTTACTGATATATCACCGAATTGAGTACGAAACACGCGGCGGACTTTATACTCGAATACTCGCGAGCGGTAATCCATGCAATTACGGGCATTGATAATGCAGTTATCGCTAAATTGTCCTTCGAACTCTTGCGGGCTGTCGGTTTGCATCATCTCGTGGAATGCGATACCGCGCTCCATCATTGCATTCGGCGGGTCAAGTCTCAAAAGCGAGCGTTCGAACTGCTCGACTGTAATCAGGCCGTCAAGAAAGCGGCGGTAAGATTCGAGCTGGGTTGCGGAGATTTTAATCATACATCCTCCTGTCCATATACCAACCGATAATACGCTTCCGGCGTGCAAGCTTCTTTGAGTTTTGCGCCAGCCTCGAATGCTTTAATAATTTGCTCGCGTTCCTTTGCTAACAAGTCAACTGTTTGGAATCTTATTTGCGATAATACCTCGCCTGGTGTCCGAGTCACTGAGGCCTCATAATATGCGAAGTCGAGTGATTGCCGTAGGGTCTGCATTGCGGTCTTACTCATCGATATACTCCTGATACGGATCTCTTAAATTGCGAATCTTAACAAGCTCGCGTTCATGTATTGTCATTTTGGCTATGCTGTACATTTCTTTCTCAAAGCGGTCATAAGCCCATTCTCTGACATCCTCTTCGGATAGCGAGTAGTCTAGGAGCACATCGTCTTCATCGAATGCGCCCCAGACTTCGAAGGTGTTAGTCATTTTGCGTCTCCTTCTTGTTTAGCATTCCCGACATGCTGTAATCCTGCTAAAGCTGCAATGGCTAGGCCTCTTGATCTAATAGTCTGATTATCATTAGTTTTATCATATTTATTCAAAGGGAGCATTTCGTTTATGTAGTCTTTCATAAGCAAAAGCCTTTGACTTATAATATCTTGCTGACTAAACAATGCAATATCTTTTTTATATTGATCAATTAATTGGTTTAACTCAAATTCTTTGTCTGCAAGTCTTTTTCTTTCTTCAAGTAAAGCGATATTTAATGCTTGCTCAATAATTTGATCATTTAGTTTTTCTAATTCATTCCAATCATGATATTCAAGTATATCCTCTACCCTATCACGCATTTCATTCTGTAACTGCAATCTTGAAAGTGTGATGTTTTTTTCAGTAGCAAAAGTTGTTATTGATTTTTCTAAAATTTTCTTTACAAGATTCAATGATTCTCTAAATGTATATCTCATCTCACCACCTCTTCAAACTTACCACTCTCTTTATTCCATTGCAAGCCACGCTCTCCGAATGTAGTCACTACTGAAGCCCAAACCGCGCGCTTCAAAGCATCCTCAAGCCCTGCTTTGCTAAGTTCTGATACAAACTTATTAGCATCCTTTGCGGCTTTTGCCTTTTCGGACCACTCGCTGACCAAAGCGATTGCGGCCTCTTGCTCTTTGGAGCGTCGGCTTATTGCCGATTTGGTATGTTCTAAGATATCTGCAAGGCAAGTAGTCATAGAGTGCAAGCCGTCGACATGTACAGGCGCGATTTCCGCGCAATTTTTGGCTACGATGCTATCAGAGAGGTCAAAGGTCAATACTCTCTTATTGCCTTGCGTCGTATAATATCCTACAAGGTCGCATGACTGCATAAGTAGGTCGTAACTTGCGCCTGGTATCAATGGCCTCTTAATTCGCATATCGCCTTCTTCTTTCTCTTTGGCATGTGCTATGAAAACTACATTCTTACCGCTAAGCTTCAGAGGCGTAAAAAACTCTTGGAATGTTCGCTTTGTTTCGCCCCATAGCTTGATTGTATTGCGAAGAAGTCCGGGGTTATTGATAGTAAGGTGCATCTGCATAAGCTCAATAACAGTGCCCGCCGTATCGATAATGATCGTATCATGCTTGGCTAGGATGCTATCAAGTTCAACCTTGTTATTCAGCAAGTCTTGCCATGATTCGAACTGCAAGCCGTTTTTAAGTAGTGAGGAGCGGTGAAGCCCTCGGTCAAAGTCCAATACAATTGGATTAGGCGCGGTATTCGCGAGTGTGGTTTTTCCGATACCGGGATCGCCGTAGATTAGGACATTCAGCCCATTTACTTGCATCCCGCCTGTTTGTGTGATTAGTCTCATGTCTCAACTCCTTTAATAAATTAACGTTCGTAATCAGTGCCTAAAAGTAGCATCTGTTCTGTTGCTTGTTCGAGTTCGTTCTCTGCTTGTTCAAGCTCTTTCTCAAGTGCTCGGACTCTTTCTGTTGCTTTCATGTGTCTAGCAATTGCCTCTCGGCATTTCATTTGTTCGACCTCTGCCATTGTGTCGATATCGCATTCATTCATGTCTCAACTCCTTTAATAAATTAGATTTTATTGCCCCAGTTCACAAAGGGCACTTGTTTAGTAAAACTTGCCATAAACTCATCGAATGTTTTGCCTTCTTGTCCGTATCTCCATGCGAGTTGAAATTGCATATTCTCGGATTGTCTCACATAGCGTAGAATATCCTCTACTTTTGCAAAGTCTTGCGGGCTTAATGCCTCGCGAAGTTCTTCAGTTGCTCTATGCGCGGCGGGCATAGTGTGTTTAGCCATTGTTTTCATCTCTTCGCTCCTAGTATTCTTTTTAGTTCGTTATAGTTTAATAGATACATTGTCTTTTCGCCGTATGGCACTTGCTTTACTTGTCTTAGAACCGCCTCTTTTTTGTTTCGGACATCATCACCTGGCCGTCCGACGGCCATATAGTGCAAGAGCCGCCTTGATACTTGGAATAGTTGAGCGGCCTCGCGAATAGTCAGCCAGTCACTCATTTTATCTCCTGTCCGTATAGCCAAAAGTCAAAAGCGCGGATCGCTACAAAGCAAAGTGCAAAAATTACCACCATATGCCAAGGTTTGAGTTTCATCGTACAAGTCCATTGATAATTGAATAAATAATTAAGTAGCTTAGGAACAGGCCGCCGAAGAGTCCGACGGCCATCTCGAATATCGCTTGCTTGGTTTCGGGCTTCATTTTGCACCTCGTTTGAGAATTACCCATTTGCCGTTATATGGCATGACTTGAGCCTCGCCTGGAGGATGCAAGAAGATTGCAGCCATTGCCTCGGCGAAAGAGTTGTAAATTTTGTGTGGTTTGAGTTTCATCGCGTTCACTCCGTTTGTTAGTGCGTTGTTAATTACGGTGCGAACTTACGAAACAAAACAATACTTGTCAAGTCTTTTTTTTTATTATCTAATTATTTCTACTTTCGAGGGCAGGTGCAAAGAGCGTAAGTAGTTGAATTCTCTGGGAGTTATGGCAAAAATAAAAATTTTCGTTATGTCGCAAATTTGTGCAAGATTTACGACTGCATTTAGAGAGGGGACGGCGGCGCGGTAGCTCTGGCCTGAAATTTTATGTATTTCTATTTGAATCATTTTAGTATATTTGTTTGTCATCATGCTCAATTTTGCAGGTGGCCAAATACTCAAAGCATTGGCGTGCGAAAAGGCTACCCGGGGAAGGTAGCCTTTTTTTTATTTGCATTATACGGTTTTTTTGGTTAGATTGCAATCAGCGGCCTATCATAGCCGCGTGTCTCCCCCCAGAGCTGAAGCCTTGAAAGCCATAAACTTTCAGGGCTTTTTATTATAGTAGTCTTCCTTCATGACTTTCAGCATGAATTTACAAGTTGCTATCTCGCCTTGTGCCATAAGAAGCTGATCGCATTCTTTTACGGCCAAAGATACGGCCTTATTTATTGGTAGCTTCTTGCGAATAGCATAGGCTCTAATTGCCCGCTCTTCTTTTGGGTCTGTAATGCGAATGACCATTAATCGCGTCTCAGTACGATTTGACCTTTGATGGTTGCACCTGATGCGAAAGTATTAGCGTCTTTGATTTCGGGAACCATGTAAAGCGTTTTGCTTGTAGGCTGGCATACATATTCAATTGCTATATTCTTTTGCAATATTCTTACGCCTGTACCCGCTGCTATCCAGTCAGCTTCTGCAATATCTGCATAGCCTACCATAAGATCCATTTGAGCGCTTGTAAAGGCTTGCGGGCTATTCCGCGCTGCTGGTGTAATTGCCGATCCGAAAAACCAAAGGCGCAAAGCTGGGACTTGAACTGTACCCGATGAGGTTTCTTTTAGTATTATGCGTTCCATCATACCTGAAAACCCAAGGAATCTAGCCGCGTCAATTGAGATAGCGCCTGAAGTTAGAATGTCATTTGCAGCATATGCGGCGGTATCGAGCGTTCCAAAGTCAAAGGCTCTTAATACTCTATCTTGTCCTGTTTTACCTGTATAAAATTCCATGTTTAATCTCTTTTTAGAATGAAGTGTCCTGTAACTTTCGAGGTTGCAAAATAACCATCTGCTTGACTGATTACAAATACAATATACAGCGCATTTGAATCTGGCTGAGTAACGTAAGGCATATCAATTGTCTTGTATACAACGTATCCATCCGAAGTTGATCTATACTCATTTGATGATAGAGTAATAAGCCCAACAAACTTATCCATTTGCTCCGCAGTAAAGTCTCTTGGCGCGTTTTGCGCTGGTGGATCAATCGGAGCGCCAAAGATATACATAGAACCTACCGGAACTGCATTTATAATTTTAAAGTAAATTGCTTCAATGACTCCAGATGATTGACCAGTCCTACCGGTATAAGCTGGTATATTACCAGAGGTTAGTACATCTAGTGTGCTATAACTTCCTGTTAATACGCCGAAGTCAAACTCTGATTTATAATTATCATTTCCAATGCTACCGAGATACCGATTATTCATAATCACTCACGCAAAATTGTAAGTATTTTCATCTTCGAAAGGTCGTAGCCAAATTATCTGAAGTTGGGCTTCGACATTGTTATCGTCAAGCTCGTATACTTCAGCGCCGTGGCCGGGGTTTTGGCTTCTAAATTCTATCTGTATTCCACCATCGATTGTCGTGCTTGGTTTTCCTAGGTTATTACCGCCCGGAACTCCTATAAGCGTCGAGAGGCGTAAAACAGGGTATGTATCTGTAATGCAAACATCTTGCATTGTATAGAATGAATCGGGCTGATCAACTGCAAGAGCTCTAAGATAATATATTGAATTGTTATGATGCCACTCTGTTTGCAAAAATATCACATTTACAAGATACCATCCTTTCTTGCGAACTCTGATAATGGTTGGGTCTGCAGTATCGATATATGCAAGGCTTGTATTAATTCCATAGGCTTCATTACGCGGGTCTGATTCCCACTTAATGAGGCTATTTCCGAGATGGCTTGAATTAACAATATGCTGCCAAGGCACTACGGTCTTTATTCCCCAGACTTCATTCATATTATTGTCAATTGCAGAGCTTGCGGCGCTGTAAGCAATTACACGGGCACTTTGCACGGCTTGTGCTAGGACGGCCTGGGTCTCTTCTATGTTATTTATTTCTTCATTGTCTTGTTGCTCAACTATTGTCAAGCTACTAGGCATATCGGGCATTGAAAAAGCTACTTGCTTTCTTCCAATCCCTGAAGGTCTTACGGGTTCATTAAATTTCATTC